CTTTTCGGACTCCATCCCGGCGGCATACCACGGGCGGTAATCACTACTGGACCCTAACCAGTCCTTGACCGGATAGAGGCCCCTGGACTGTTCCACGGGTTCAGGGGCCGCTCCGATCGCCACCGGCGCCATGCTGTCACCTTCCCCCATCTCGAACACGGCGGCCGGGATGCGCCGGATGTCCCCGGAGATCAGGGCATCAAGGCCCAGCTGCTGCCGGGCCTCGTTCAGGGTCACGATCCCGCCGGTGAACAGGGCGTTCACCCTGGCCGTCTGGTCGGCCTTGTCGTCCAGACTGGCCCTCATTGCGGACCAGTCGACGGTCAAGGTCTCATTCCCCTGGTATTCACTGAACAGATGGTTGTTGAGGTACCGGAGGATTCGGCCCACCAGGGGCTCCAGGGTCTCGCTGTGGAAGGCCAGACGGGCCTCTCTGTAGTTGCTATAGGTCGATCGCTGCAGGCCCACATTCGCGCCCACGAGGATCGCGGGGACACCGAACACCGCACAGATCCGGGACTCCGTCAGGTCGTGGAGTTCGGACATCGCCATGTCCTTCGGCGCCGAGGCCATCTGTTGATAGTCGGCATCCTCGTCCAGGATGGCGATCCGGTGGAAGTTATTCTTCCCGCCGAACTGCGACCGCCACCGGGACCGGATGGTCGATGCTTCCTCCTGCGTGTTCAGCCGGCGCCTGAGTTTCAACAGGCCGGACGGGACGCCGGCATTCTGGAAGTAGACCTTCGCGAAGTCCGTCATGTTCAGGTCGAGGTTCACGGTCCGGGACAACACCTGGAGGGGGCTCAGGCCGTACAGATCGCCGGCAGGGTTGGGCAGGGACAGATGACACATATCCTCGACGGGTATCGCGTGGTCCTTCCCGCCGACGTCATAGACGAAACTGGCGGCCCCGTAGCTGGCGCCGATGATCCGTATCCGGTCCGGCCGCAACAGGTAAAGGCCGGTCACCCGGTTCCCCCGGCTCCGTTCCTTGAAGATGTAGGCATTCCCGGCGACCTGTAGATAGGTCACCAGCTGCTCGATGAAGGAATACCAGTTGTCCGTGGAGTTGGGCCGGGTCACCAGGTCATACAGGAGGCCGGATGTGACCTCGACGACCCCGCCGTCAGTGGACGGGGCCTGGACCATATACCTGGGGGATGCTGCGGCCGTGGATAGTTCGCGGATGCAGGCGTGGACTATCTCATTCTTGGCGTAGCCTTCGGACGCGAAGTTCGCATAGTTGGCGTCCGGATAGGTCGCCTGGCCCACGTCATAATTCAGCGGGACCGCGGCCCCGATCTCGGCGCCGGCCACCATCTGCTTCTCGGTGGACTTGAAGAACCGGTCAAGGAACGACAAATGGCCTCCAACCGGTTCGTCCTGGAAAAAGAAGGGTAACCAGGATCAGACACATCCGGAGGAGGCCACTGTCTGACAAAATATCAGCGGATTCTCGCTAGGTCAAGGGGATCTATTCGGCGGTGTTCCGGGTCTTACAAGACCGGCAGACGATCACGGTCCCTGTGGCCGCGTGTTCGGCCAGGAGGCGGCCACAGGTGGCACATCTCATCTCCTTGGTCTGCTTGATCACCATACGCCCACCCCCGGACCGGGGGACCCGAATGTCATCGCCAGGGCGTCGGCCTCGTCCGGGGAACCACGGGACCGCTTCTTGAAGTCGTCCTTCGATTCCAGCTTGATCCGCCGGTCTCCCTGGATGATGTACCGGCGGGACGACAGCTGGGCCACCAGGCCGGGATTGTCGTCGATGTCCATGGTCCCGTCCCGGAACGCCTGGGACATCTCCATCCAGGCCTCGGCGATGGCGTTGACGTACCGGTCCGGCCTCCGGGCCTTCTCGCCGCCGTTGAAGGCAGCCACCCTCACCAGGCCGCCCCGGACGGTCTCTTCGTTCAGCCGGTCCGTGACCCCGCCGCCGACCCCGGTGTCGTCCACGATGACCGTGTCCACATCCGGGTCGTCCTCGGCCAGGGCCTTCAGCTTCCCGGCGACCTGTTGGGTATCCCTTCCCTGGACGTTCCACACCATCCGGCACTGGCCGCCCTGCCGGCGGTAGACCACGGTCCTGTCGGCGCCGAACCGGGCCACGTCGCAGGCCAGGACTGCCGGCCCAGCTGCCGTGACCTCCCGGACCATGGCCTCCATCAGGAGGGACCGTGGGACGATCGCGTCCTCCAGGTTGTCCGGGAAGCGGCCCAGGACGGAGGCGATATACATGGCCGACTCCTCGCCCCATTCCTGCCGGCGTTCCTCGATCTGTTCGAAGGTCACCATCCCAGGGATCTTGGCAGCCCGTTCCTGGATGTTGGGCGTGTCATATGCGCTGATCTCGATGGTCTTGTACAGGTCGGCGCCGCCGTGGAAGGCCTCGAAGAACTCGCCGCCATTGGCGAAGGCGTTCCCCGTAAGAAGCATCCTGGAAGGGTTCAGGCGTTTGACGGCGTCTATGTGGCTCTGGGTGACGTTGTGGGCCTCCGTGATGATGACCAGGAGGTTCGGGCTGTGGAATCCCTGGAGGTTCATGTCGTTATCCACTGCCAGGCCCAGGGCATAGTGCCTATCGTCTTGTTCCCATCTGGCGGTCTGGTACATCCGGCCGCCCAGGGGGAACCGGGGCGCCAGGTATGCGGACCGGGCCTCCTTCCAGACGATGTCCGAGACTTGTCGGTGGGTCGGGCCGACGACGACCGTGATGGCTGGATAGTGGACGGACTGCCACCAGAGCATGATCCGGGACGACATCCAGTCCTTCCCGGACCCGTTGCAGCCCACGACGGCCACGCGCCGGTTGTCCCGGAGGGCTTCGACTATCTCCAGCTGCTTGGGATATGCCTCGGCGCCGAGGACGTTGTCGAAGAACCAGGCCGGGTCATCCCTGGACCGTTCGATCAGGGTCCGGGCATCAGTCCGGGTGACCATTGACCATCCCCTCCACCACCGGGCCGGCGGCTTCCCTCAACAGGTCGGCCATGGTGACCATCCCGTTGTTGATCTGGGTGAATTCATTGAACTGGATCAGGGGCTTGTCCGGTTCCAGGCCGCCGATGGTGTTCATCTGCTTCATGATCTTCAGGCATTGGTTCGTCCCGAGTTCCGCCTGGGCGTCATCGTTCCCGATGGCCTGGGGCCACCACCTCAGCAGCATCCGCTCGAGGCGGGTCATCTGGAGGTGCCATTCCTGTTCCACGGCCTCACGGTCGTCCCGGCGAACCTCGCCCAGCCGTTTCTTGATGTCCTTGTATGTCTGGGCGATGGACACCCCGGTCTGCTCGGCTATCTGTGCATAGGTCGCGCCGGCCACCTTCATCTGTAGGGCCTGGGACCGGCGTTCCTCGGCCGCGATGACTTTCGATGTGTTTATCGCCACGATATCTTCACTCCCCCGGTCGGGACATACGGTCCCGTAATGGGAATAGGTTCTGGAGCGTCCGGGTCGGTGCTGCCCCGCCCTCTCCGGCATGGATGGCCGGCGGTTCACTGGAATCCTTCGGACGCTTGGGGTAAGGTTGGGCCAATGGCGCAATCTGGGTTTTCATGGCTTTATCTAAGGGGTAAAGATACTTATATTTCCCCGGCATCATAATGCGGTCGCACTGGTCATATCGCCAAACAGACCGCCAACGGCCATAGACACGTTTGCGGCCATTGGCCGAGCACATCCGACTATGCCACAGCTTGCCATCAGGCGCATAAAACATAGGGGTAGGCGATACCTGTCCGGCATATATCCATCCCATCGCTTGATAAATCCCGCCGACATGGGAATGGTGCGGGTCGGCATAACTAACCACAAGGCGGAGCTTATATGCCTTGGCGAGTATTCGTATTGCTACCATCACAATCTTAGAAGTAGGCGTCTTATGTTCAGCTAGTGCCACCCGCGTTAGTTCACAAATCTGAGTTTGTTGCAGCCCGTAAGGTTTGCCAATCTGCGGCGATGCGCCCCTGCTAAACAATACGCACCCAATAAACCGACAACTTTCCCAAACGCCAATCTTGACCAGTGGCGGCGTTGGGAGACTCTTGGAATAATGCCAATGCTCCACCGCATATCTAGCAGCGGCATGGGAGCACCAATCCAGCTTGAGGTCTGTTGCACTCATATCATGAACTCATGTCCGCACTCTGGACATTGAACCTTGGCCTTTTCATCCAACCGGCCTTGGTCATCAATACTCCCAGGTTCAAAGTCCGGCATCGGGAGCCGTTCCCCATTGGCGACGGCCTCCAGCATGTCGTTGACCGCTTGGGATTCGAACTGGGTGTCGCGTAGTAGGTGGAGGAGTTGGTCTTGGTCGGCGTGGGCCATCATCGCCAGCGGGTCATAAGTGAGGAGCATCTTGTCCGCTTCCTCCTCGGTTACGTCCACGATCAATACCGGGACGACTTGGTCGCCCATGACCTCTTGACGGAGGTGGCCGTCTATCAGCTCCAGGCCGTCGTCGGTCTCCCTGGCGATGACCGCGTCCGCGAAGCCGATGTCCTCCAGGACTCCCCGGAGGGCGGCTTCCTGGGACGGTGGATGTCGGCGCCAGTTCTTCGGGTTGGCCCGGAGTTCGGAAGCGGGGACGCGACGCAACTCTTTAACGCGGTCTTGCATGGAT